ATTTAGTATATTAAAGGGGAAAGCGAGTAGACATGCCGAAATCGACAACAACGGCCCGCTCGACGCCGAAAGGCCCATCAGTCAAATCTCAGCCGAAAACCCATTGGAAGGGGTCGAGCTTCGATTACGAGGCGTCGGAAGAGACATCAGCCAAGAGCTTCCTAGAGTGGAGCAAGCGGCGCCAGTCCGAGGCGCGGAAGGCGAACAAACCTTAATTCCCGGCGTTGCGCCTATCACTGATCGAGCACGGGCCGAAGCGGCTCTTGCCCGCCCGCTGCGCGGCGGAAGCGCGCCGGCGGATGTGGGCCTGTTCGATGAGGGCGCCCGACTTCAAACAGATTTGCTCGATCTAGTCCCTGACATCAACCGCGTCGAGCTGGATCCGATCACCGGTGAGCTGACCCCCGTGATGCGAACGACGCGGGAGGTTTTGGATGAAATCGATCAGGATGCTCGAATGCTCAAATCGTTTGAAACGTGCGCGCTATGAGTAATTTCCTGGAGTGCATGGCGCGCGCCGCGAAAGCCGGCGAGATCACCGAAGAACAGGCGGTCTATGTCAGGGATTTATTTGATGCAACACACATGGAGATGCGTGGAGCGATGGGCGAGGCTGCGGCCGATGCTGCGGCGGCTGGGAAGGCATTCGACCAGGCCAAGGCGGATGTCGCGCACCGGAATCGCGTCAAGGTGCTTTCGATCCTGTCCTACCGGGCACGCGAAACAGATTTACGCAGCTATCCCAAGGTGGGCGGCGCCACGCGCCCGGGCAAAGCGTTACAGGCGTTGGTCACTCCAGACGATAAAAGCCTCACGATGTCCCTGGAATTTTATCAGCGGTCGGTAGAGGTGGATCTGTTCAGCCATATGGACGGCGTTCTCTATACATTCCGCAAGACGGTCACGGGCGGCGAACGAGCACCCGCCAGGATGCGTGACGTGGTGCGGGAGATCTTTGGCGAGGATACCGGCAGCGTATCGGCCAGGGAACTTGCAAAAGCGTGGATTGATACGGCGGATTTAGCGAGGAAAAGAGCCAACGCCGGCGGGATGCGAATTCCGATCCGCGTTGGTTGGGGTTTGCCACAGAGCCATAACGCTGTGCTGGTTCGCACATCTAGTAAAGATGAGTGGATAAACTTCTTGATGGACGAGGGCGGCGGTATGCTCGACATGGCGAAGATGCGTAGCGAGAGCACCGGACTGCCGTTTAATGACGGAACGCTGCGCGCGGCACTATCGGACGTTTACGACAGCATCGTCACCGAGGGCTATAATAAGTTGCGCCCCGGCACCGCGCAGCGCGGCAAAGCGTTGCATAATCGCCACACCGACAGCCGGTTCCTGGTTTTCAAAGATCCTGATTCCTGGATGAAGTACCAGGACCGTTTTGGCTCGGACGATATTTTTGAGACGATGACCAGCCACATCCGGTCAATGAGCCGCGACATCTCGATGCTGGAAATGTTTGGCCCCAACCCTGAACAGACAGTCCTGGCGCTCAAGGCAGCGGCCCGAAAATCTGCCCTGGAAAGTGGCGATACGAAGGCCATAGAAAAGATCACCGGCGACCTGGCGGGTTTCGATAATCTGTGGCGCGTGGCGACCAAGGGTGAGGCCACCCAGAATCAGCTATGGGCAAATGTGGGCTCTGGCATCAGAAACATTCTTTCGGCAGGGATGTTGGGCGCGGCGCCGATTACGGCACTGGCCGATTTCAATACGCAACGTATCGCGGCTTCATTTATTGGAATGCCTGTTATTCCGCTCATGTCGAAAGTTTTCCGTGAAATGAGAAATAGCGAAGATACCGCGCGTTTTGCGATCCGCATGGGCCTGGTGGCAGACAGTTTCATCCGCGCCGGGTCGGCCAACGCCAGATTCTTTGGCGATCATATGCTGCCAGGCGTCGCCCAGCGCATCGCGGATACCACGCACCGGCTCTCCGGGCTGATCGGCATCACCCGCGCTGGGCGCCAGGCGTTCGGGCTGGAGCTTATGGGGTACATGGCCGATGTCTCCGGGAAGAAGTTCGCGGCCCTCCATGATGGGCTGCAACAGATCTTCAACCGTTCTGGCATCACGGCAGATGATTGGGAAATGATCCGGGCCACGCCGATCACCACGCATAACGGCGCGACATTCCTCCGCGTGCTGGATGTCGAGGATCGCACTCTTGCGATGAAGGCGATGTCTATGGTGGAGCGAGAAATGGATTTCGCCGTACCTATCCCCAATCTACGAAGCAGAACAATGCTGAAAGGCACGTCGGATCGCGGCACCTATGTTGGTGAGCTGGCGAGGTTCACCGGCATGTTCAAGACCTTCCCCGTGACCATCACCCTGAACAACGTCATGCGATATTTGAATCAGGACACTTTTGCATCGAAAGCAAGGTGGATTACGGATTTCACAATCGGATCTGCGGTGATTGGCGGTCTGGTGCTCCAAGCCAAGGCTATTAAAGACGGCAGGGATCCGCGCGATATGACAACGCCGGAATTTTGGGGCGCCGCGTTGCTGCAAGGCGGTGGTCTGGGCATCATGGGCGATTTTCTCTTTCAGAATGTCAACCGATTTGGCGCCGGCTTTGGCTCCACTCTGGCGGGGCCTGGCGCCGGGTTTGCAACCGACGCCATCAACCTGACGGTCGGCAATGTGATCGAGGCCAGCCAGGGCAAGGACATGAAGATCGGTCGAGAGGTGACGGATTTTATTGCGCGATACACGCCGGGAACTGGAATCTGGTATGTCCGATTGGCATACGAACGGATGATCTTAGATCAACTCAGACGGATGACGGATCCTGACGCCAGGAGAAATTTTCGCAGAAAGGCGCGCAATTTAGAGCGACATTTTGGTCAAAAACAATGGTGGGAATCCGGCGAAATGACGCCTGACCGTCCGCCGGATCTTGGCGCGGCAATTGGAAACTGATGAGGATCGATAATGGCTGATTATGCGATTACGGCAGTTGAGCGGCGTGTCGTTTATTCGGGCAGCGCCGGCACAGGTCCGTATTCATTTTCGTTCCCGGTGCTCACTTCGACGGACATCAAGGTCTACAAAGACGCAACGCTTTTAACCGAGACAACGGATTACACCGTCACGATCAGCAGCGCTAACGGCACCGGCTCGGTCACGCTGGTAGTCGCGGCGACTGGTTCGAACACCGTCACGATTGTTGGCGCACGAACAATCGAGCGGGCTTCCGATTTTGTGACAGCCGGCGATCTTCTGGCATCCTCTCTCAATACCGAGCTGGATAGCCAGACGATATTCGTGCAGCAGGTCAGCGAAGAATCGGATCGTGCCATCAAGGCGCCGGTAACCGACCCGACATCGATTGCGATGACGCTGCCGGTAAAGGCGGATCGTCTTGGAAAGTATCTTGCGTTTGACGGAACTACCGGCGACCCGATTGTCGGGGAAACGGTCGGCAACAACAAAGGTAATTGGGCCTCATCAACTGTATATGTGTTGCGGGATCTCGTTAAAGATACGAGCAACAACAATGTTTATCTGGCGAACACCGCCCACACGTCGAGCGGTAGCCAGCCGATCAGCGGTAATACGGACGTAGCAAAATGGGATCTTCTGGTTGACGCTGCTAGTGCCGGTGCCAGCCAAACGGCGGCTGCAACATCAGCCACAACGGCGACGGCACAGGCCGTTATTTCAACGACCAAGGCGGCGGAATCGGCAACGTCTGCTGCTGCGGGCGCGTCCTCTGCCACGGCTGCGGCGGGGAGCGCGACATCATCGGCGGCTGATGCGGTGTCCACGGCGTCCGATAGGTCAGCGGTGGCGTCCGACAGGTCAGCGGTGGCGTCTGACAGATCAGCGGTTGCCGCCGATCTTGTCCTGACGAGCGCCGACCAAGTGAGTGCCGACGCCGATGCTGCGACTGCGACCACCAAAGCCGCTGCCGCCTCGACATCCGCATCGGCATCCTCGACCAGCCAGAGCGCAGCCGCGACTTCAGCGACTTCCAGCGCCGCTGACGCGGTTTCCACGGCGGCTGATTTTGTGTCCACGACAGCCGATGTCGCATCATCTGGAGCCAGCGCGACCAGTGCGGCGACTTCCGCCACATCGAGCGCGGCGTCGGCCACCGCAAGTGCGGGTTCCGCAACGGCTGCGGCAGATAGTGCAGCGTCCGTCCCAAATATGGACGCGGTGTCCGGCGTAATCGAGGCCAACCCGGATTTCGTCGCCATGGCCCTGTTTGGTCCCGCCATAGACGATATCGATTGGTCTGGACGCACTTCCGCATCAACCACCAGCCTGATGTTGGCGACGGTGGAGACGGCGGGCCAGGTAAATATCTGGAACGTGACCGGCACCAGTCTGACGGGTCTGACGCCGCTGGGCACAGTCACGATCAGCGGCGTGTCGGCGGCGACATCCATAGCGGCTTCCATGGGCTACCTAATTATCGGCAGCGAAGACGGCATCACGATTATTGACCCCCACGACGGGAGTTGGGCAGAACGAACGGTTGGCTGGCCCAGATCACTGTCTACTAGCACGACACCGGCATTAGGTTCCAATGCGACAGACGATGTTACTGCTTTTCTCTTGCCAAACTCGCCTTATGACCCTCGCACTGGCGGGAAGATGCCGACCTTTTTCGTATCTAACTCCAGTACGACAAATGCCATTCTAAATGCTGATGGCGTTCCAACAAATGCTGATGTCACGTCACACGCTGTTGCTGCCGGGGCTAACACTTTTGCCATATCCAGAGACACCAGTCGGCAGTTACGAATAGACAATTACAGCAAATTAGAAACTGGTGTCATTGGTGGCCTTGAAATAGCCTACGCTTCTGGGCCTGCTGCCGGTATGCACCTTATTGCAAATCAAAACGCAAACGCTGTAGATATAGGGCCGGGTCGTGCCGGGGCTTTGATAGCTCATGGACAGACGTCAGGTCTGAACCTGATCGAACAACCTGCACTTGTAGACGGCGAACTTAATGGCTCTATAGCTCACATCAACCGCACCTACAACACCGGCTACATGGCGGGCGACATCCGTGGCGCTTGGTTGGCTAATAGCGAAACAGCGGATCGATCTTATAAGGGCAATACCCTCACCAAAACTACTGTAGGCGCTGGCTCAATAACAGAGGTGAGTGCTGACGGCGGCGGCGGCGAGTTAAAGGCATACAGGTTTCAATCAGTTGCCGGAGCGACTATCAGCTATTTAAAATCCAGTGCTGCTGATACTGACTATGATTTTGGGACAGCCGATTTTAGCGTGATGTTCTGGGCGCACTTGCCTAATGTTTCGACGGATAATTACCTGTGGTCTAACGGTTATTCTTCTGGTGGCTACACTGGTGGCGGTGAAATAGCTATCGAACAAAACGCCGATGAAAGTGTCTCACTCATTTGTTCTGATGATAACTTTTCAACCAATGATCAAGCCACGACAGGAGCGGGCTTGCTTGGTGCCGATGTCTGGACACACGTATGCTGCTACCGTGACGGCAGTAACATAAAAGTGGCCGTGAACGGCGTAATCGAGGCCACTGCGGCGCTTACCAATGCGGCGGGTTCTTTGACCAATACTAATAGCGGGAGGACGATGAATATCGCATCGTCATTTGCGCTTGCTTATGGAATTTCAGACGGCGAATTAGCGTTGTTTCGGGTAAGTGCAGGGAGTATTTCGTCAACACAAATTCGCCAGATATACGATTGCGAAAAATCTATGTTCACGGCCAACGCCAGGTGTCTGCTGCAATCCGGGAGCACAGACGCAGTGCTGGATGTCGATGTCGATCCGATCACCGGCAAGGTGGCCGTCACGCAGACCGACAGCCAAATGATCTTCGACGGCCTGGTCGTCGAATCAACCCCGGCGGTGGACAGCGGCAGCAGCGAACACAACATCCTGTACGGCGGCGACCGCTTTGAGATAAATTCCGACAATCTGTATGCGACGGTAGCAGCAAAAGATTTGCGTGAGGACCTGGAAATCCTGCGTGGCCTCAAGGCTGGGTTGCCAGCCGTTGTTGATCTTAGTAAGGCGAAGGCGTGGATAAAATTTGATGGGTCAGGCACGGTAGCCATTAAATCCAGCTTTAATGTCAAGTCTCTCACGGATAACGGAACAGGCGACTACACAGTTCACTTCGCCATACCGTTTAAAAGTGACAGTGGTTTCGCCACGATTACCGGCAGTAATGGTGGGAGTGCTCATTATCATGGATTTATTGTTCGGCATGATAATGATGGGTTTACTGGTCAGGCTATTCGTCTTTTGCATTTAGAGGCAAATACTGCCTCCACGAAACGTGACACTAACGGGATTTACTTTGCGGCTTTTGGGGAATTAGAAAAGGAAAAAATTGTCAATGAATGAGCTAATAATTAACGCCGACGGCACCACAACCGTGACGGGCGATTCCGGGTCCGTTGCCGGAATCCTTGCTGATCTGGTCGCGGCCAACACCGTTCCCGCTGAACGTGATGATGACGGGATCATAACAAAGGAAGAAATTGTACCCGACGCCGACACGCTGGCCGTAGAGATCAGTGCAGACGATCTGAAAACTCATGAATGGCGATTACCAAAAGCACGGACGGAGCGGTTGGAGGATATTCGTAGTGATCGTAATGCGCGGCTGGTGGAGCTTGATCTTGAGTATCAGTTGGCAGACGAGGGTGTTCATCCAGATGGTTTTGGTAAGACCGCTGTGGCAGCGAAGAAGGTTACGTTGCGTGATCTGCCACCGTATGCTGAAGCTGTATTGGCCGATCTCACGAATACTGACGATATGATATCTTACGATCCGCTGGTCTAATGCCCTTGCTCGCCCTCATTCTCGCCGCTCTGGTTATGGCGCTCCCTGCCGCAGAGGCCCAGCAACGTCTAAATTGTGCGCCAAGAAATATTGTGACCACCGCCCTGGCTGAAAAACACGGCGAGCGCCCGGTGTTGAGGGGCGTGGCCGGCAGCGCGATGCTTGAGGTTTGGCTGGCGGAAAGCGGGTCATTCTCTATTATTTTAACGCAGCCATCCGGCGACATAGCGTGCTTGATCGCCGCCGGAAATTCGATGGGTCCCGTTTCCCCGCCCGCTCCCGGCAAAAAATCGTGACAAAAACCGACATCACCGCCGCCGCCACCGGCTTGGTGTCTGCCACGGCGCTGGGGCTGGGCATGGACATGATCATGGCGGTTATCGTCGGTGGATTGACCTCTATTCTGTTGCTGATCAGGATTGCACTGGCGATCCGCGAATGGCGCAAACGTTAACAAAGGAAACGAGACAATGAAAAAGTACTCAAAACTCATCGGCAGTGTGATCGGTGCATTGCTTGGTATCGCGGCTGCTTTTGGGCTCGAAGTCGAAGCGTTCACTCCAGAGTTTCAGGCGTCTCTAATCGTCGTTTTGACCGCCATTGGAACATATATTTCGCCGGCCAATGCTTGATGCCATGGCTCTCAATTCTGGCCGCCATGCTGAAACTGACTGGCATCATTTCCCGCATGATCGAACGCCGCAGCTTGATGCATCAGGGGGAGGTGCGCGCGGCCTACCGCTCCTCGCAGGAGACGCTCGGTAATGTCGAGCGCGCGATGGATGCTCGCCGCGCTGTGCGCCATGATGCTCGCAGCGTGCGGAACGATCCAAATCGGCGAAAATAAGTCGCCCTGCCTCGCGTTCGAAATTATAAAATTCAGCCTGGACGACACCCAGGAAACAATTCGCAGCGTGCGGGGACACAATGCGGCGTGGCGGGCGGTCTGCCAAAAGTAGAATCGGCCTGATCATTCGAAAAACACAGGGACTTAATAAAATGATCTTGCGGCAGATCGTGGAAAATCTCAAAGTCGAAGAGGGCTATCGTCGCCGCGCATACCGGGACCATCTCGGCATACTGACGATTGGCTATGGCCGCAACATCGATAAAAGCGGCCTGGGTATCTCGAAGAAAGAGGCCAGCGACATGCTTCGCAATGATGTTCGCCGCACAGTCATAGAGCTGGAGACCTCTTTGCCGTGGTCCGTCGATTTGCCGTCGCGTCAGCGCGAGACATTAACCGAGATCGCCTTTCAGTTAGGCATTCCGCGTTTGCTCGGGTTCAAAAAAATGCTGGCCGCGCTCAAAGCCGGCGACAGCACCACAGCCGCAGCCGAGTTGATAGATAGCCGATATGCCAGTCAGACGCCCAGCCGCGTCAAGCGGTACGCCGAAAAAATCGCCGGATAACATCCAGACTGGTGCGATCTCTGAATCGGCGGTCGCGCATCACCTGGTCGCCCTGGGCTGGATTGTTTACACAATGGAGTTTCGCGTGGCTGGCCCAATCGACCTGGCGGCGATGCACCCTGAAACCCAGACTTGGCTGCTCATCGACGTTAAGACCGACACAGGCCGCAAAAACAAACGCTCCAAGGCGCCGTCCAGGATCTATCGAAAACGCACAGAATTACAGGAGCAGCTCGGCGTGGTTCTGGCATACGTTAACTCTAAGGGCAGAATCACCTGGCGCCCGAGGCTACCGACCGCGATTGCGAATCTCGTTTAGAGCAATACAATACTGCGCCGGCTGGATCCCTGAAAAATGATACCGCTTAGAGCAGCGCGATGCTGCGTCGGCCGGATCGCTGAAAAACGAGATGGCCGCGATCCGATAAAACGTCAACGAACCGCTTCACGTTTCCTAGGGATTTGATTCCGCCTCTTTCCGCTATCTCCTGATAGGTGGGTGCGTAATCCTTCTCCGATATCAGATCTCGGATTGCCGACAGCACCTCCACCTGGCGTTTTGTAAGGCCCAGTTTCATCCGTCCAGCTCCTTGATCTTGAGAGTGCCGGCACGCTTGGCTGGTTTAGCCGATACCGTGTATTCCTTGCGCGCCGCCGACATTCCCCAGGTCACTTCAGCGAACACCACGCCATCTTCACCCGTCGCGAAGGCTGTCGGATGCAACGACATGCGATCCATGATCCGCGTCTGCGCTGCCTCGATCAATTTCTTGGCGGCGGATTGCGCCTGGCGCGCCGCGATCAGATTCATCACCAGGTCTGAATCTTCCTGATCCAATTGAATCGCCGGCAGATCGTCCTCGACAACGCGAAATGTGTCCCGGGCATCGTTCGAAGACAGCGCCGGATACCAGTCGACCACGCCGTTCTTCTTATAGTCTGCCAGGCGCTCGGCAAAATCGAGCACATCGCCCCGAATTTTTGACTGCATCACCGGGTCGGCCGACATCAGATAGATGCGCAACTCGGTGCCTCTATAAAGAGTGCCAATCGCCGCCCATTTGTAGCCGGTGCACATCATCAGAGCTTGCACTTGCCACGGGCCACGATATGGCGCCGGCTCATCGAGCGGCATCACCCCGGTCAACTTGGCCTCGGCAATGCCTGGCCCCTCGAGTGTGATGTTGTCGGCGCCAACCACATAGATGCCGGCGGATGGATCGTGCTCGATGACGCGACCGTCGCCGGCGAGTATCCCGTCGAGCGATCCTTGCAGCCGCAGTTCTTCATGTTGCACCCGCTCGGTGATCTGGTAATCGATGTCACATTTGAGACGCTGGGCCGTAGCACGCAGGATCTCGTTTTCCAACTTGCTGCCCCAGTCAGCGGCCTCGCCGGCGCTTTCGTATTGCGGGTCAGGCAGACCTTTGGCCCTGGCATCGAGTGCTGCGATGGAAACACGCAGCTCGTCATTCGGGGTGGAGAAGCCGCTGATGCCGAGAAGCGCCGGCAACCGGCTGCATGACATCACGGCATCATCGGAAAGTTTGCCTATAATTTTCTCAGGTTTTCCGCTCATGGCGTTGCCACCCAAAAAATAATTCCGAGCAACAAAATTGCCACATACCCGAATAAATTAACTATAAATTTTATTACGGATTTCCTGGGGATCCTCCACCCAGTGTCAGACGTGATGGCGACATGATGATGAATTAAACGCTGTTGAAGTGTGGTGGGTTTCATTTTTCGCTCCTCTTGTTTAAAGGAGACGCCGATAAAAAGACTTGAAACGTGAAGCGCGGTCCGCGCCTCCAGCCCCCCTATCCGTCTCAGGTGTCGGTAGCTATATCATACCTTGTTCGTTTGTACCTAAATAATGATAGACATTTCCTCTACAATCCGGGCGGCGCACTCTCTGCGTTGACTCATGCAGCTCCTTAAATTCAAAAAAATCATAGTAGGCTAATGCCAGATTACGCCATGTGTATTTAGCGGCCGTCACTCAGTCAGCCCCCGATACCGCCGGCGGATGTTGCGCACCGCCGACAGCGACCATGTTACCTTCCCGCGCTTTCGAGGTTTATGGTCGGGGATACGCTCTCTCGCGGTCTTGACGCCGCGCGCCGCCAGCCCCGTCGCCAGTTTTTTCAGCGTAGTGCAGCCGTACTTCTCCAGCTCATCGAGGATCGGGCCGACTTCGAGCGCCAGCTCGTCGGCCGCAACACGGACAAATTTACCGCCGGCCTCGGCGCCGTTCTTTGGCGATGGGTTGCCCAGCTTGGCGCCTCTCCTCTTGGCTGCTGCCAAGGCGTCTTTTGTCCGCTGGCTGATCAGCTCGGCCTCGTATTCCGCGACATTCGCCATCAATTGCAGCAGGAACTTGGTTTGCGCCGGGTTGCCCATATCGGGAATATCGCAACACACAAATTTTTGACCGCTTTCCAGGATCCACGCCATAAATGGCACGTTGCGCGTCAACCGGTCGAGCTTGGCGACCACCAGCGTGGCGCCTTCCTCCTCGCACAGCTTCAGTGCCGCGCGAAGCTCGGGCCGATGTCGATCTGTACGCCGGCCGCTCTCCTCTTCCGTGAAGGTGCCGACCAGCGACCAGGTGCCGCCGTCCAGAAAATCCTCGACCACCTTGCGCTGGGCTTCGAGGCCAAGACCTGACGCGCCCTGGCGCTTCGTGCTGACGCGATAATAGGCTACGAATTTTCCAGCATGTGGTGGCAATGTTTCGATCTCCCCGGGCGCGATGCTAGTCGTGTCGTTTGTGGTTTGCAACATTATGCCTCTCCATTTCCTCTCCCGGCATAGCCCGCCATGGCGGACGAACCACGGGGAGGGCTAGTTGACGATAAAATCCTCGCCATAGACCGCAAGGTGCGCGATGCAATAGGCGTCGAGAAACTCCTGCTCACCGCAGGGCGCTAGGACAGCGTAGACTTGCTCGCGTATCGTTTCATCCATGAGTTTCGCGGCGGCGTCGAAGTCAATGAACTGAGTATCGATAGTCACCTTTGTCATTGTCTTACTCCTTTCAGGTGGTAGTGGTGGGGTTCAGCCCTCCGACATCCAATAGCTGACCTTGTTTTTACAGATCATTTTTTTCTCCCTTTCGCGTATCGAGCATTAGCCGCGCTCTCTCCCGTTGTTTCGACCCGAATGGTGTCGGCGTCATCCGTGGCTGTGACCTTCAAAATCCCCATCTCCACCATCCGGCCCAGGATCACATCCTCATTGCACGTCGAGCAGCACCGACCTTCCGCCAGAGGCTCGGCATTGTTTCCGCCGGCCCACCCGGCAGCGTTGGTTTTGATTTCCTCATTACACAGGACACATTTCATCTCTCTCTCCTCTCTAGTTCTCGTAAAGGGCTATGGCGCCCGGATTTACCCATTCCCAGAAATGACCGCGTTCGTGCGCCCACTTTTCGAGGGCCGGGTCGATGTATGGATAGCCGCCACGAAACTCGCCGTAGTAATCAACGACCCCGTCGCCTTCTTCCGCGCTGACAGTCAGCACACCGCGCTCATCGATAAATCCATGCGGCCGCTTTTTAACGTTCACCAAGTCGCCGTCCGCCCACTCGTAGGCATCCAAAAGCGGCAGATCTTCGGGTTTAAATTTCATCATTTTTTCTCCTTTCCATTCAAAATCATCTTGGCCGCTTCGAGCCGCAGGGTTTCCTCCGGGGTGTTATTCCAGGAGTGCATCTCCAGGGCCAAGACCATGTTCCGCAAGCGGTGACTTTGGTCCGGTGCATTGCTGGGGTACCACATGGCCTTGCCCACGATCAGGCGCGCTTCTTCAATCGTCATCGCTCTCTCCTTCATGCTGCTCATCGTTCCGCCTCCACTTCGGCGCTGAGTTCGTCGATTAGTGCATCCCAAAGGAGGTTGTAGTCGTCGCCGGTCGGCGGCGTATCGTCATCCGCTCGCCCGCAAAAATAGGTCGATGGCGTTATAGCGCTGTCGATTTCTTCCATGCGGTGGGTAATTGTTACCAGAGTTTTCGCGCCCCGCGCTTCCAACAACCGGCGAAGTTTTTCAAGTCCAAGTGTCATTGTCTTATCCTTGTGTTTAGTAGTGTTGGTCATGCTGCTTCCTCCAGTTTGCGGATGATCAAGTTCACGCGCCTCTTGTCGGTGTCGCCTGGATCTCCGGTCATGTCTCCGATCTCGGGATCGTCCGCGATGCTGGCATATTCGCCCAGGACCGCCTTGCCCTCATCGAGCCACCCGGCCCACTTGCGATACCGAAACCCTTTCTTCCCGCCTCTGAACGCCTCCATCCCCCGCTTGATGGTGTTCTTGTCGTACTCGTTGGGATTGTACCACCATGCTTTTTTCCGGTTGATGCTGACCATGGGCCGGATCTTGCCATCCTTGAACCGCTTGACCCCGCCCCCGCTCCGCTTGCCCCGTGACGTGCAAAGCACCGTGAAGTCCTTCACGAAATCCGGGTCAAACAAGCCGCCGTGCTCTTCAGCAATCTTCACGACATCAGCGGCCATCCGCCGGATCGTTATGTCGATTGCGTGGTTCATGTGCTCTCCTTCTCCATGTGCCACGTTATGCTGTTGCCGCTCATCAATCAGTCCTCCGCAGCCGTGTAAAAGGCCCATTCCTCGTCCATTTCGTCAAAGCTAGGCGCAAGCGTCCGCAAGTAAACAGCGCCGCCAAGATGATGCCTAAGTTCCACCGCACTGTCCTCGTCGCAGACGCAACACGCCCACCCGCCACCGTCCATGCCCAGGTCCAGCAAATAGCCACCCATCGTTCCGTGATATTCCCGCGCGTCTCGCAGTGTGGCGGCAGTGTTGTGTACCCCGATTGCCCGTGTCGAATAGTCCGCTGTATCAGTTGAGCTGAATATTTTCATGTGCTCTCCTCCTCTAGTTTCGCGGCCAATCCCTCCGCTTCCGCCAGCGCGACCCGGTAGGCGCAGCGCTTGGTCAATCCGACATTTAAACTCTCCCAGATGCGGACGATCCGGCTAATGCCTCTAGCGCGGGGGCTGATCATTTTAGGCATCTCGTCAAATCCCGCCTCAAGCTCCACGACCGCAACCCGGCGGTACCTCCCCCAGCAAGATGCTGGCATGGAGGCGGTCGCTGTCATTACGATATATTTAGTGGTGTTGGTTTTGGTGGTTTTCATTTTTCTCTCCTTATCCGTTGGGGTTCAACAACCAGATTGCATCCGCCCGGACGTCATTGGTGTCGGTCAACTCGACCACATCGCCTATCTTCATGTCCCGTGCGAAGGCTGCGTAATTAAAATACCGCAATGCGAACTCATCCAGGTTGTAGCAATCATCGATCATCTCTGCGGCGTAATCGATCAACGCGCCCCGGTATATGTTGGCATCGCCAACGTCCATCTCGATTCCGGCCT